TGGTAACCGTCCATGGTTCGGAGCTGTAGCCCGATGTTTAAGAAAATTAGAAAAACAAGAAAAGAAGCACGCCTCGGATCGACGTGTATTGCGTGATACAGTCGGCTTCTTTTCGGCCCTTAATGAGGATTTCGTCGAAGACTCATCTGGCAAGGGAGACCATCGTCATATGACGGATGCACCCGCTCATGCCCCTGCAGCTAATTTATTGGAACAAACATCACGTTTGTTTTCATCTGCGAAAATCGCAGCCAGCTTGCGCGACATGGGTTGTTGTTCTGTCTGTGCTTTGGTGCGCCTTGTTAAGATCGAGCTTCCTCAAAATTACCCAGATTTACTCGCTAGGCTCCCGGGTTCCGGAGCAAAAGTGTTAGCTGCTGACGCCTTACGTCATAACAAGGAGATGCATGCCTTAAATGGTAACATCGTTGATGTGTTTTCACGTGAATTCGCCAAGCAATTTCAAGAGGCCATGGAAAGTGCAATTGATGAGTCCGAGGAACGTCAATTCTATCAGACCATCAGGCATACCCAAACGTTGCTTCTTGAGCTGGAGAGGTCGTTTGACACCACGACTACCCTTCAGGCTGACATGCGAGCCCTAACCTTTGCTGATGACGCTGGTACACTTCTGAGTGTTCTTGGTCTCATTAGTTCAGACGACGTCGATACACCAGAAGAGCTTCCTCAGGTTGTCGATAATGCAGGTTTTCAACAGCCTAGTACCTCCTTTCAGGAGCCTGGTTCTGTTAGTCAGCCTTCTTGCATCGATATGCCTCGGGTGGCTCCTTCACATGGTAGCGGAGCTAGAGCATCAGTTCGGGGGTGGCTATCGCGTTTGCTTGCACGAAGAGTACAAGCTCCGCCGATGCCACGTCTCAACGCGACTCTAGCCCCGGAAGAGGACGTCGTACCCGATAGAACTCTAAGAGCTCTGACACCTTCGTATCTCAGTATCAGGTGCGAGATGTTAGATAAAGCAGGCGACGGCCTGATGACGCCCACATTGTTAGGTGCTACTATTTCAGCTGAGTACGTTAGTGGCGTTGAACCTCGCGGTTCGATGTTAAACGACAGAAACGCTCGAAATGTGTTGGCTCCACTTTCTGGGTGTCCTCGGCTGGCGTATGCTGCTAACGCGATAGAGGTTAGCGGCTTAGATCTGACGCCATTTGCGCTTCGTGCAGCTTTGTACGATATGCAATTCACGCCAGAGCTAACTCCTCCGACTGGACAGACATGGGCTCCCCCAATACGAGGTGCTCCTACTGTTGGTTGGATACCAGCACTCCATAATACCTGGGGTTATCGTTATGTATCTGTGACTGCGAGGTATCTAGACCAAAATGCTATCACCAACGGCCTACGTCTTGACGTAGGTGGTGGTGCCGTTTGGGATCTTACTTCCCCGTCTACAGTGGTTATAAGTTTGTATGCACCCAAAATGTGTGGCGACTCTGCGGTAGCGGCGTGGACCTTGTCCCACCTCGACTATCCGTTGTCCTGTTCCTGGGAACGCTGGACTATACAACACCCTGAGGACCGAAAACAATACACTTTTGTTAGAAACGCCTCATTGGTACGAGTACCTAATAACGCTCGTAATGTTGTATTCGTGGTCACTGATTCCGACCGCTACGTCTGGAACGACGTCCGACAGGCTGTTGCACCAAATGCTAATGGCGTATGCCCGCCTTTGGCCCCGCAGCCGTTAGACAGAGCTATCTGGCGTATGATCGAAAGTTTACGGACTGGCAGTTGCGCGATGGCTAGGGCCCTGTCCACCGTTTTTGAGAAAATCGGTGCTGCAGGTTTCCCTTGGTCTCGTGTCAATAAGTTAGCGGCATTACTAACCGTCCGCTATCCACCTAAACCCGAAGTAACTACTACGCTTGAGGGTCGTGTCTTGCGTAACGTTCCCCGAGAAATCGGTGTACTTTACGGATACGGTTCCAACTGTAGGTTGCCATGGTTTGGGCATGCCGCTACTGTAAATGCGCTCGATCAAGTACCACTAACATGGGATCTCTCGCTGGCTTATCCAACCGCTCAAATAGGTGGCTGGAGTGTCTCAACCGAGCTGTTAGTGGGTATGGGTTGGAGTTCCATCGTATACTCTGACCAACCCTCTGCAACTATACGTTTACCGAGAACGCTCAGGTTATCAAGAATGATACGTAGGGCCTTCGAGGCTTGGAAAGACTCTTGTGGTCTGCGTGATGAATTAATCTACATGCCACGCAGGAGTAACTGGTGGGAGTTCCAACGTGCCTATATGCATGGTACCTTGGGTATGGAACCACTAACTAAACTAGTTGCCAAAGGTTTAGATATACCAGTTAGTTTCATGTGGGATAATCCACTAACTACCTACAGAACGACTACTGGTCGTAGATTGGGGATGGGTTGCTTCGCTACAACCGATGACTTACAACGTCCTGAGTTGTCTGCTGACACGTGTGATTACTTCGTGGCATACGGCAACACTTGGCGAGCGGGTCACGACGTGGCGAAGGCGGCACAACCATCTCATTTGGCTACCTCTTGTATCCGATTCCTTAACTATCTTAATGGTGCGGGTATCCGATATGAGTCGTGGGAACAACATACAGAATTTACAGAACAGGTGTATGCGCGGATAACATCTGCCGTGGACGCAGACATCTTTGCTCTCGCTGGTTGGCATATGCTTAGGCTTTCGCAAACAGAAGAGATGTTAACTATCGGTTGGTGTGCTCCACAGGCAATACGTGATTGGGCAACAAGGTCCCCACTCACTGCCGTGGTTGGAGAGCGACAGTGGTCTTCTCGTTTCAATGACATCGTTACGGTTGACTATTTCAGGCTAGTTAGGTATAATACCCCATCAACTATTGTACCTATGCAGTCCGCTATGTATCCTCAGGATTTTCGCCCGGCATCACGTTCCACTACAGGCAGCGTGGTGTCCGACCAGAATCCGGATACTGGAACTGGATCGGTCACGCCCGATCTACCACCCGCTACCTCACCAGGGTCATTCCTGCAACCGGGTCCGTTAAAGGATCCCGTGGGGCCAGATGTAGGTGGAGATCACCATCAGTGATCATGCCTGAACCGGTCTGGAACTTAGATCTGTTCCAGAAAACTTTAAAGTTAAGGTTTAAGCCTAAGTGTGCCTGTAACATCCCGGGTACGTCGCTTGGCTTTGATAAATTTAATATTCCATTACGTCGCTATTATACGCCAAAGAATCATGTTAAGTGTCCTGGTTGTCCCCTTGGTGGAGGCGCTCTTGAAGAGCTCATCCATATGGTTGCGCGATCAGTAAACGCTAGTTATCCTGTTGAATGGTACGACTATCTCAAGAGTAACTTCAGATGGTGCGCCCATGACTTCAGGGGGTTCTTTAAAGAGGTAACATCACTGCTCAAACTAGGCGGGGTAAGAATCCACCAACACTGGGAACACCTGTGTTACTGGGAGCTTGCCCTTGGTTTTTCATCATACAAATCCATACCTGACTTCCTTCCTGAAGTACAGCGTTGGCTTGGGACGGTGAAGACAAATGGTGACATTATAGGAGAAGATAATTACTGTTCCATGCTTTATGAAGAGGCTGTCTCTATTTTACAGGAGAATTGGCACCTACCAGAAAAAGTTCCCACTATAGAACAGTGGGTTGCTGCAGGCGATTGGATGCTTGGTCAAGCAGGGACGGGGCCTCAGGGTCGCGTAACGGTTGATCATGTCATAAAGAACACACGAAGAAAACGTGCAGTCGATGCGGCTGCGTTGTCAGATAGGGAAGTTTCTACGGAACTTCGGTGTGGTATGCCTGATATTTTGGAGGTGATTCAGAAAAGTGAAGGTGGTAAAGTGAGACCTGTGGTTAAAGCTGGAAACGCAGTAAATAGAAAGATGGGCTATCTCTCTACCTCAGTTGAGGCTGGGTTACGGGGGGCTCGTTTTTCTCCAATATTCTCCGAGGAAAGTGCACAATTTATTGACAGAAGTTTGGTAGCCGCGGCAAAATCTGGAGCTGGCTGGTTTGTACCGCTGGATCAGTCTAATTTCGATCAAAACCAATCGAAGCGGACTGTCTTGACCGTACTCCGTGCTATTCTGGATGTTTGTTGTTCACAAGGTGATCTGAAGGTGGTGGGTGAAGCCTTATGGCGTTCACTCTGTTTGGGTGCTGAAGTTAGGTGTGGTACTGTAAGGTTCCCGTGGGTGCATGGTATGCCATCTGGGTGGCGATGGACTGCCCTGCTCGACACGATGTTGAATATAACATCGTTTAGAGTGGTGTGTAGGATCGTCGGTATCCTGGATGGTGTGTCAGTTCCATATTCGAATCTTGCTGTCCAGGGGGATGATGTAATCTTCACGCTTCCTACACTACGTCATGTTCCTCGTATCATGTCTGTGTATGAAGACTTAGGTTATGAAATTAATGCACACAAAACCTTCTTATCGCGTTCGAGAGGTGAATTCTTACGGCGTTTGTACACCCCAGGCGGTGTCTTCGGATACTTGTCGAGGAGTTTTCTTAGTATTCGTTTTCGCAATCCCATCACAATGTTACCTCGCACGTTGGACCTCAGAGTTAGATCTAGGGTTACCAACTGGCAATTGGTGGCTATGCGTGGTGGACTGTCATCTGTGGTTGCGGAAATGATGTTAGAGGACTGTGTACAAGCTGGCGGTCTGAAAGAACAAGTAGCTGATTTTTTGGTTACACCGTCGGCAGTGGGCGGGGTCGGTATATCTACATCTTGTGTGTTGGGCGCAACTATAGCTACACACGGTACCGGCAATTGGGTATCTCCTGTCACAAAAGTCAAGCAGTATGGAAATGTAAAGCCACACTTAGGTAAATGGCTCGAACGTCTGGTCAACTTAGGCCTTGGTGATCATGAATATCGTGGAAACATAGATGCGCT